GTTGCCCTATCTATGAAGTCAATAAGCGATTTATGGTTGCTACCCGGTATTTCCAACAAGTCCATGGCCTGGCCGGCGGTCGGACCTAAGAACGACTCGATCCCGATCCCACCGTATTTCACATCATCTTTCGCATCGAGCAACAGCTGCTGGTACCCGAACATACCTGAGCGCTCCATAGCTCGCATGGCGTAGTCAGAGAATGTCGCGTCACGCATAGACGGGGCGCCACGATCGCCATACCGGAGCCAGTCACGCAGGGCATCAACGGCGCCCATACCCAGAGGGTACAGAGTACCGGCAAGCATCAGCGGAGCGTACCGACCGTTCTTCGCCTGGTGCACAGCATTCGCGAGAATAGTCTGGGTGAAGCTCCACATAAACTGCTTCAGGTGGAATATCAGCGCAAAGTGCGGGTCGCTGGCCCACACCGGTCGTTGAGCCGCGTTCGGGCGTAGGATCGCCTCGTTAGTATAACGGATCATGGCTGCTCGAAGGCGGTTGTCCCGTTCTAGCACAGCCCGATCGGTAGCTCTAAGCGATGCGCGGTCAGCCTCGTTGAGCAGGATCAGGTTGCCATTGGCATCGAAGCTCCCCGCTGTGAGGTCGCCCTTGCGTAGCCCCAGGTCGGTCAGGTATCCACTCGACTCTGCGGTCGAGGTGGTCGAATGAAACTTCATAAACTGCATCGCTGATGCGATGGCCATGAGCCGCGTCATGCGCGTCCATCCTGTCAGGCCGGAGTATTTGAACAGTGCGTCGTTAACCTGCTTGGCCCGGCCGCTCATCCAGTTGCCGCCGTACTCTTGCTGCAGTGCTTCATTGGTCATGTGGGCTTCGGTGATGCCCAGCATTTCTCCGACAGAGGCGATGTAATCCGGGTTGCCTTTCCAATGATGGTTCCGCCAAGCACGGACGCCGGTGCGGAAAGAACTCCAAGCGTTGCTCAGGCTGCCCGATCGGGCAGCAATACCGGCCGGGTCCACAAGCGAGGTGAAGACGGCGAAGTCCAGCACTCTCAGGTTCTGGTACGCCATAAGCACCTGGTTGAACTTGGCGAACTTCGGATTTATGAGCTCCTGCGGGTTTTCTGGCACGATCTTGCCCCGGCCTAGCTTCTCACTGGCCCAGTTGATCGCAGTGTTCAGCTTCAGATGCGTCATGCGCCCGTAGGAACCCAGCATCGACTGCACGTAATGCTGGACGTATTTCAGTTCCTCGTCGGTCGCGCCTGCTTCTTTGGCTCGAAGCAGGGCCGCCGTCAGCTTATCGCCTTTACGGCCAAACCGGCGAACGAAGGCGCCGCGCTTCACCGCCTGATCGACATAGTTTTCCAGCGTGTTGTACACATTTGTGTCGAACAGTTCACTGATCTGCGCTTTTGAGTCTTCGCTGATCGGGTTATCCGGGTCGGAATCCTCCAGCAGCCATGCGAGCTCGCGCTTCATAAGGGCGCTCATGCCGGGGGCGAAGTCATCGACGTTGTCATCGATCACAACATCCGCCGCACCACCGGCGTTGAGGATGGAATTCAGGATTGAGTCGATCACTTGATCCTTACCAGTACCCGGTATCTCTCCGATACGCTGATTGACCATCTTCATTATCTGCTTATGGTACTCAGGACGGAGTAGCACCTCACGGATAATCCCGGCGTTCGTGAGCATCCTCACAGGATCGAAACGCCATGGGAAATATGCCGGTACTTTCTGGCCACGTACTGTAACAGTAGGGCCGCGTTCGCCTACTTCGACACCGGCTTCCTTGAGGTACGCCCGCATGTCTGCCATAAGCAAATAAATGTCCTCAGCGGCTTTGCGCGTGGTCGGGTCTGCCTGCCTGCGAGTCTCGGCTGTGAAGTTACGGACAAGCTGTCCTAGCTCCAGGACCTGCGATTCGTTGAGCGTGTTTGTTATTTTATGCACACGGTTCATGAACTCGCCGGTCTTCTCGGTGCGTTCTTCGAAATAGGTTTCCCGCAAGCCAGTCCTTCCGATCGAGCGCTGAAACTGATCGGCGAGCTTCGAAAGTACCGGGTTTTGGAAATTGTGCATTTTCGTCTGTGATGCATTAATCGGATCGACGCGGCGGTACCACTTCTCGAACTTCAGCATCGCGCCGCCCCGGTTCGCAGCATCCGGGCCGAAGACCTGCGCCTCATAAGCCCGGTACGCACCGCCGCTATCCTCCGCCCGTGTAATGTTTACTCGGGTGCCTTGCCAGAACGCTTGGAACACACCAGTCGCGGAGTCCGACTCGTTAATAATCGCGAGGAGCTCTCCAAAATACTGATGCACCTTCTGATATAGGCTCCGAGGCTTGGCACCAAGCTTGAATGTAGGGTCCGTAATAGAGAACTGGTAGGCATAGGCGATAGCCGTGGCTGCACCGGTTTCTGGATCGCTGAGCAGGCCCTGAGCCTCCTCGTTGCCAGCAATGCGCTGCAGGATCTGACGAGTTACGAACTCACTCGTGGCGACGTTACCAAGTAGCTGAATCTCTTCGGGTTTCAGCATCTTGTCGAGTGCGTAGCGCATCATCTGGTGATGTAGCACGGACTCCGCCATCTTCATATCAGCCTGCGCCATCATCAGCAGCTTCGACATTACCTGCCGAGGCTGCATATTCCCATCCGGCACCCAGGCAGCCGCCAGCTGTTCGAGCGAAACCCCCAGAATCCGCTGCGTCAGGTCTTCGAGGCGACGGTACTGCGGCGTGTCTTCCGAGGGGGTTGCCCTCTCTGCCCGCGAGAACATAACGCCAGGGGCGGACCCGCCCTGCATGAACTCGTCTAAGTTCTTGCGCAACTTGCGGTTCGAGGGGAGCCATAGCTCGAAGAGTTCAGAAACTCCGCTGTTATCGTCGGGGTACTCGCCGAATACCACCTCAGTGTATGCGTTCTTAAAGCTATCCAGGTAATCCTTAATAGCCCTATCGCCACCCTCAGTCCTGGCCAGCTGCGCAGCTATGCGATCCGCGAGCCACTCATTGCGAGATAGGTAGTAATCCTTGAATGACTCGCTCAGTGTTGCAAACGGAACGTCTTGGCGTTCTCTACCAAGATGGTGGATTCCTAACTCAGCCTCCGCTGTAGGATTGCGGGCAAATATAACGTCGCGTATTGACACTTTCAGGTCATCCGCTATTTTTTTCCTATACGCGCTGTACTCTTCGTTAACTTTGCGCATTGCACTGTGCAGTTTAGATGCTACTAATATACCCTCTTCTGACAAGATTGTATCAGCCCCAATTGCAAGCAGATGGCCGTACTCATGTGTCATAACTTGCGCGGCGGTGATCGGGCCTTTGAATGGATTAACGAATATTGCTGGCCTGCCGTCTCTCATGCGCTGTGGATCGAAGAAACCTCCCATAGTACCTGACAGTATTTCAGACGCTGGTGCTCCATCATCCAGTAACTGCCGGATTCCATCCCTTGTGCTCATTAAAGCTGCCGACGGGTGGCTAACCCCCAGCTCTTTGTTTATGGCACTCACAAGCTCTACCACTCCTTTATGCACAGTAGCCGCGTGTGCATCCTTTTCTACGAAATCTAAGAATAAGTCTTTGACACCTCCCATTTCTAAAACCGAAAAGTCTATGGCTTCCTCCAGACTACCTTCCTGTGTTCCAAGTAGTTCTGGAAGGTCTTTCTTAGTAGCCTTGTATCCATAAAACGCTTCGGAATTCTGAAGGATGAACCTTTCCATCCTGTCCTGTGTTGCCTTTTCGATCGTATCGATAAAAGCTTGTTTCGCTTGTTCGATATCCGACACGCTCGGTGGGCGCCGCTCAGTCACACGACGACCAAGTGCCATATCGAGCAGCGTTGTCTTGCTCCGGAAGTTATCCGACATTTTTTCGAACTGCTCGATCGCCTCTGCGTTATTGAGCGCAGTTTCGCGAATCACTGATGCCGGCGCCGCCGCATTATCAGTCCCTTCCCCGGCTGCTTTGCGGAGCTGCTTGGCGACTCGCTGGGGGTTATATGCCACAGTTGCGATGCCGCCTTCGATCGGCGGCAAACCGGCGCGGTCATACACCTGATCCACGAAGTCAATCCAGGCATCGAAGTTCTTGATCGGCGCACCCTGCAGAAGTCCACGCCGGCGCACAATTTCCAGCGCAGCTGAAGCGACGGTGCTCGTATCCTGTGCCCCCCGACGCAGCTCCCCGGTGCGCTCCGGTTCCTGTTCGAACCCCCGCTGCTCGGCGGAGCCACGCTTAACTGCTTCTTGCAGCTCCGATTGTGTTTCGGGGATGCCAGAGATTTCCCGCTCAGGAGCCTCGGTGAACTGACCACCTTCCTCCGGCTGCGGTTGTCCTTCGATCTGAATCTGAGTCCGGAGCCGTCCGATGTTGGTAAGTAGTGTCTCTTCCTGCCGGCCCAGCCGTTCAAGCCGCCTGCGGGCATCGGCCTGGAGCGTGGTGCTTATACCTTCCTGGGCCAGATTCTCCTGCTCTTGCTCGACGGCCCGCTGCACCCGGGCGAAACGCTGCTCCATATCATCGAGCTGCTGCTGCAAGGTTTGGTTCTCAGTCAACTGCTTGTACGTGAATTCGATTCCATCCTTCGTGCGGAATGCGATGGTGTTCGGACTGATCGCATCGAAATCAATCTCGACTTTATTGTTCGGGTCGTTCAGCAACGAAGACATAGCTGTGTTGAAGTCGCGCTTGGTCCGTTCGTATAGAGATAGGCCCTCGTCTTGCCGCTCGCGCGTGGCGGTCGGACGGAACTTGTTAATCAAGTTCATCAGGTTCAGCTGCACGTTGCGATCGTTAAGCCTCGCCTCGATGTTGCTTGCCTGCGGGTTTACCGCCCCACTTCTCGGCACTGTCTTAAAGACTGCGTTGGTATCACCCCGGAACCCACCGCCCTCGGCACCCTCGATCTTCGCAACCTTAAACACATCGCCCGGTAAGTCGAGCGCTTGCGGTTCAGGCTCTTGCCCGATCTGTTTAATAACGGCAAAACTATCAAGGAAAGCTTCCGGGTTACTCGGGTCATACAGATCGAGCACGGAGAACCGCTGCTGTATCGGCGGCAATCCTTGCTGCTCACGCTCAGCCGCAGCTTCCTCAACCAGCCGAGAACGTTCTTCGAATAGACGAGAGGCAGCAGCCTGCAGGAAATCGACTTCACCCTGCGGCGTGGTCTGCCCCAGCTCCTGCCGAGCTTGGTCTCTCACAAGCTCCGAGTACGGAACTGCTTCGTATCGCTGTTTGGTGCTTTTTTTGTTAAGCGCGTCCACCTGCTTCTGCAAGCTATCGCCGATTTTCACATCGGTGATATTATTCAACTCAGCCGCCGCTCGGGATGCTTCGGCCGTCACGAACGGTTCGTCACGCTGTGAGAGGATATATCTATCGTTGCCCAGTATTACCGGATCACGTTCGACCAGAGCGTCTGCGAATTCAGTAGCTTGGTCTTCCGTTAATGTGATACCGCCCCCCGGGGTATCGATAATCTGATCGACGTGCTGCACATCGAAACCACCACGGCGGATCTTATCTTCAAGCGCCCTGGCCTGGTTCATAATCATCCGGATCGGTGCAGCCTTGAACGCACTCTTGATAAACTCAACCTCACTATCTGATATCGGAGCATCGGGAGTCTCAAGCGCCTGTCGGGCCATCTGTGCAGCTTGGCGCACACGTTTTAGCTCGTTAGGCTTGAGCAGCGAACCCAGCCGGCCCTCGGCCAGCGCCTGTTCGACGCCCTGCAGCCCGCGAGAATACTTGATGCCAGTGTCGCCGTCTTCCTGAATATGGGACTGCTGGGTCAGGTCCACGGCACCCTCGGGTGCCCCCCGGCGCACGATATCGTCGGCGTACTGAGTCCGGGCTTCCTTCGACTCCTTGAACCGCTTCGCGAACTGCTCAGGGGTCTCGGTTGGGTCGAACCTACGTGCCTGGCGCTCAGGCTCGGATTCAGGGACAGGCTCTGGTTCTGGGTCGAATCTACGTGCCTGGCGCTCAGGGCGGGCCTCGCCCTCCGGCGACACCGTAAAGTCAGGTTCTGTAAACCTGGCGGCCCGCTCGGCCTGCTCCTGAGTCTCCCGCTGGCCCTCCCGCTGCGCCCGGGCGTCCCGGAACCGCTCTACCCCCAGTGCGGCGGCCGAAGGCACCCCGCCCACGGTACCACCCGCCACGAGGCCGATGGCGGCCTCGTCGATCCGGCGCTCGATATCCAGTGGATCCAGTCCCTCGACTCCACCCACGGTGCGGCCGATGTCCCCGACAGCGCCTTGGGCGGCCTCAGTAGCGGCCTCGGCGCCGGCGGCTTCCAGAGCCCTGCGGGGCACACTAGCGCCCGTCTGACGCAGCCCCAGGCGCTGGAGCGTGGCTGGATCAACGCCAGCCCGAAGTAGGTCCCGCAGTACGGTATCCGGGATCGCCGCTCGCGCCACCCGGCCGACGCCCAGGGCGTCTAACGCACCTGCAGCAAGACCGGTCGCCGCAGCAACGCCTGGTCGGCTTTCCCCGGTCTCCTGTTGGATATCCAGAAAAGCAGAGCCCGCCTCCGGCACTGCCGAAGTGAGGCCGGCCGCTGCCAATACGGGGATCGCGCCGCCCCCGGTCGCCGCCGCAAGTCCCCCTGCAGCGGCAGCGGCAGCCAACGATGGTGCTGCAAGGCCGAGAGCCCCGCCCACGAAATCGGTCACATCGTCGAAGCTCGTCCAATCGACCTGGGTTGCCCTCGGCTGGGCTTGGGGAGGTAAGGCGGCCGCCTCTTCCTCAGCCCCCTGGGCACCTGCAGCCCCGAACTCAGTCAGGCGCTGAGACCCGAGAGCCTCGCCCGCGAGCTGGGCTGCCCCGAACACTCCGCGCTTAAGGGAGCTGGTGCCGATATCCACGCCACGCTCAAACTGCCCCCGCGTAGCCTCCTCGATCGTCATGCCACCTGCCGGCCTTATAGCCGGCTGCGATACGTCGAAAATCGCATCCCTCAAGTGACTCGGTGTGTGGGGCATGCTTCTACCTTATTCCGTTCTAATATTTACGTTCTGGTTAAACCGGCGCATTAGCGATACAAGCCCACCCGCATCGGCGCCGCTGATACCACCGAACTGAAAGAACCCCGGATCAATATTTGTTTTGAAGGTCTTTCCGCTCGGGTCTTGGAACTCTACTTGCTCCAGCTTATTCGGGTTCCCTTGCTGGTCCGTATCGTACACAAGAGTTAGCCCGCGAGCCTGAGACAGAGACCGGACCAGGTCAGGACCGGAGAAGTCAAAGATGCCCTGGCCGGTGGCTTCGCTGAAGGTCTTACCCAAAAGCTCAGCCGCCAAGATCGCGGAGTTTGCGTCGGCTACACCGCCACCGCCAGCAGCCAGCAGCTCGTCCGCGATACCCTTCACTGCACGCGCGCTGCGGCTCCGACCTTCATCGTCGCCCTCAATCTCAGGCTGCAGCGCAGAGAATGTCGCTTCGGTCGCTTCTTTTATTTGAGCCCGCTGGTCCTGCCCCTGCTTCAATTTAAGCCCCTGCTGGCTAATTCCAAGCTCCCCTGCCCTTAGCTGATTCGCCAGGGACCGACCGGATGCTGTAGCTGCAGATGCTTCGCGCGCCTGACCGATATCTTCCAGTTTTAGCAGCCCTTCCAGCGCTGCGCGAGAACCGATCCCGCCGCCTTGGAAACGTTGCAGGAGCCGCTCGCGGATTTGATCGGTCGGGGCAGCTCCACCGGTGCCCTGGTTCCGGATCGCGTTCGCGCGCTGCAGTTCGGCAGTAGAACCGGTGAGGTCTGCGGTGTTCACGCTGCGGGCGCGTTCCTGCAACTCCCCGGGTGTGAACTGAGTTGTCGCCCCGTCGCGAGTAATACCACCTTCGCCGGCTCGCAGGACGCGGTCAAATATAGACCCTTCTTGCTGGGGCTGCTGCCCTGCAACCACAGGAGGGGCGGCCGGCGCGGCGGGCTGCTCAGGAGAGACGAAGTTTTTCATGGCCGATATATACCGCTGCCCTGTTTCGGAGGTACCAAAACCTAACTGCTGGGCTACCCCGATCCTATCGGCCCGCGACTGCGGGGTTGTGGGCGGAGTAGCAGTCGGCCGGGCATCCCCGGTAAGCTGCTGAGTAAGCCGCTCGCGCTGGCGACGACGACGCTCTTCTTCAGTATGGGTAGGCATATCCAGTCTCCTTATACGCTTTCAGTGGCTACGAGCTGAACCATCGTGTTCTGGCTCTGCAGCGTCGCTGCTGCCATTGTGTTAAGAACGTCGGCTGCGGCGACTGAAGTCCGAGCCCGGATATCAATCAACGTTTTTCTCAGGTTCGCTTTTTCAATTGCAGACCTGAGCTTACCGTCATAGCGGGACAGATCGGCGCGCAGTTCGAGCTCTTCGTTCGCCTGCCGGGCCCTCAGTATATCAAGCTCAGCAGCGAGGTCAGTTTTGTATTTATCCACCGCTGCCAGGTACTCGCGAAGGTCGCCTTCGAATACAGCCTTCTCAACATCGACATCAGCAAGGTAGCGGCGGATGTCGGATTCATAGACAGCTGCGATGTTCCTGTTGGATTCGAGTCCTACCTGAGCGCGAGTCTGTTCCACGCCCGCCTGTGCCTCGAACGCTTGGACACGCGCCTGGTAGGCCCTCACTTCCTCGGCGTGCGCCTGCACCTTGGCCATATCCCCTTCAAGCGCAGAACGGTAAGCACCGAACTCTGCTTCTTTGGCCTGCACCAGTAAGGAATGCGCCCGTACCTTTTCACCATAAAGTTCTATCCTCAACCGCTGCACTCCGGCTTCTGTCGATACGCCCTCCAGCTGCGCGCGGTACAGGTCGATCTTCGTGCTCTGCGCCCTTATTTTCTCGACGTATATCTGAAAATCCTGCTGCTCGATATCCTTGCGGAGTTTCACGGCTTGGATTTCCAGCTCAAATGCCTGCATGTCCGCGAGCGCAGATTTGAGTTCCGTCTCGTATACCTCGGCCCTGGTCCGATAAACTTGAACCAGCGCCTGATAGCGCTGCAGGTTCAGATTGTAGACCTCAACTGCAAACTGATTCAGCTCGCGACTGAATTGCAAAGCCTGCGAATTAATCTCAAGCAACTGTGCAGAGTATTGCAGCATTGCATTCAGCATCGACTGTCGCAATGTCGCGCTAACCTGCATGATGAACTGTGCATGCTGCTGCTCAAGCCTTGCCCGTTCGATTGCTACGTCCGTCGCTGCGGCGACAACGTCCTTCGCCATCTTCACACGAACCTGAACAGTAAGCTCGTTGAGGAGCCCGGGCGGCATTGGGAACCCTCGGCTGCTGATCTGCCGCTCCATATCCTTCATTGCCGCCGAGTATTCTTCCTCAGCGCGGTAACGAGCGCGGTCGAAGATAGATTGCTCGACGTTTTCAGACATGGCTGTACCGCCGTCCATCCCCGCTTCGATCTTCGCTTCCAGCCGCGCCAACGCGGTATGGTACTCGGGCGCGAACCGATCGATCAGTACCTCCATCTGCGTTTCGAGCGCAGCGCGGAGCTGCGGGACAGCTTGGTTAAACGCTTGCTCGTATGAAGCTGACAGATCACCTAGCGCGTCTGGGTCCGCTTCCGTGAAGCTAAACCCAAACTTCGGCAATGTAAGCTGCGGCGCATCCGGGACTTCAATCTCTGATTGAACGGGCGCATCCGGGAACACAACAGTCGGAGACTCTGGGAAGTCGAATGTCGTGTTGATGTCCGGAGCAACGTCCGTAAAGTCGGGAACGATGAAATCCGGCCTCGGGATCGTGAAGAGGTTGGAAGTATCCAGCGGGGTCGGCGCCGCTTCCAGATCAGGTATATCCGGCACATATATCGGCTGGAACACAGGCCTTGTTGGTTCTGAATCAGGCCTGAAGAACTGCCCTGTGAATATACCAGGGTCGCTGGGGGTGCTGGGCCGTTCGAAGTCAGCAATGTTTGCCGAGAACGCCGGTTCGTTGAACGTCGCGCTGGCATCCGCTTCATTTACAGCATCATTCGTCAGCGCAATAGCGGCATCGAAGGACTCCTGCGCGAAGGACCTGGAATCCGCGATAATCGCGTTTACTGTATCATCGATAGTCATCGTCTGCGCTCCAGTATTCCGAGCAGGTATTCAACACTGGCGATGGACCCCGGCGCCCCGCCTGCGGAGTCGATCCTGATCCCCATGTAACGGCCCTTTATGCCTTTGCCAGGCTTAACTCTTCGGGTGTTCGCCCCTATATGATACCGGTTATCAGAGTCGTTTGCGCTATCCTGTGAGTCGCCTGTCCTGACAGTAACATACAGCTCGCTGTCGCCCTCCCCGCCCAGATAGATTCCCATAGGCCGCTTCTGATTCGAGGTGCCGAAGTCGGAGGCAGCGAACTCTACGAACCAGTCTATACCAGCCGTATCGTCCTTCGTGCCACCTATGGTGTTGATCCCGCTGCTATCGATCATCAACGGTATGCGCGAGAGAGTGCCCAAGAACGACGCCGGGTAATTGAAATACTCTGTTGCTTCCCCGAGCTCTTTGTTGATTACGAACACATGGTTTATGGTATCCGCACTAACAACATCGGAAGCCACCAATGTCATGGTCGGGGCTGTCAGCGTAGCGATTCCGCTGAGCATGAACATGCGCGGCGTTTCAAGCTCAGCGGTGCCAGACGAAGCAGCGGTGCCCGAAGCAACCAGTGTCAGCGTCGGTGCTTGCAGCACGGCATTGCCAACAGCGCCAAGGACCCCGCTGGCAGTCACCACGTAGGGACTCGGCGCTTTGAGCTCCGCACCTGCACCAGAGAATGCAACCAGCGTCATCTCCGGCGCGAACAAGTTTGCGCTACCTATTGCGCCGGTCGTGCCGCTGGCCGTCAGAGTAGCCCGTGGCATTATGGCATTAAGCCGACCAACACCTTCGAGCGTACCCTGAATAGTGAGGGTCATCGTCGGCGCCGTGAGCTCTGCGACGCCACCCCCGTGCGCCGTCAGTGTCATCGTCGGCGTATTGAGATTCGCCCGGCTCAGATCCGAAGGGTTACCGAAGGCCTCCATCTCGAAAGCCGGCGTGTCGCCGAAGAAATAACCATCGGGTTCGACTGCCTCGAAAGCAAAAGAACTCATCGGCTGGAACGCGTTCTCTGCTTCGCCGTATGCGTGATCAGCAGCGATGGTATCCATTTCTTCGAAACTCATATCTGACGAAACAGAAATCTGTCCGGTCAGACCATGAGCCCAGCCGGTGAGCATTGCGAATGGAGTAGCCACGAGCGCAAACTTCGGGGTGTAATTCGAATTATCGACTTCTGTTTCCATCGGCTGGAACGAATTCGTGCTCTCAGCATAAACACCTTCGGTAGCGAATGTTTCCAGCGGCTCGAACGACGCTTCAGAAGTCGCGTAATGGAAATCACCGTCCGCACTTACTGTGCTAAATGTTTCATTCGACGTGGTGCCAGCGAACGGGATGTTCTTAACACCGGTTGCCTGCACAGTACCGGTTGATACTGCGCTATCGATTAGATTCGTCGACGCATCGATTGCAATGCTGCCTGTTACGAAGCCGCTGGCTATTTCCGCTTCGATCTTCGCGCCGGCGCCGACAGTGGTGGTCTTAAACTTCGATACCGTCGTGCCTTGGGTAAACGCATCGCCGACCGAGGCGTTATCAACCTGATCGCCAGCTGCATAGAAAGACAGATCTACCTTCAGTGGTCGGTTACTTGGAGACTTCGAGCTCTCATGCACAAACACATCGTTCTTGTAGTAACGGACAAACCCGTCCACTACGGCAATGCCGAATTTGTCGCCCTGCGCGAAGTTCACCCGATCAGTGATCAGTACCCCACTCTCTACAACTCGCGCAGTCCCGTGGTCGAACAGGAACGCGAATTCGATCTGCATGAACCCGTAACCAGGGATAAGCGTTGAGCTGGAAACACCCGACACAATGCCAACAGATGACTCGTACGGAAAGAACTCGTAGATCGACCCAGTATCAAAAACAACAACGCTTTCGGCCCCGGAGTTCCAACCGAGGTTGTTGTTCTTAATTGTTTCGCCCTCGGTTGGCTCCTCCCCGGCGACCACGGGGCTGCCGGTCGTGGCTGGGTAGCATACTTGCTGCTGCGTGCATCCACCCGGCCCAAAAGTAACCGTGCCATCTGGGTTTATAACAGGGTCGATAACCCCGCATACTTCTTCCCATGAACAATATGCCGTAGTAGCGGGAGTCCCTGAACTGATAGGCGTGCCGGCAGTACCCGGAACGAAAGTGTATGTTGCCAGTTTCCTAATAAAGTTTGCCATATTACACCGCCCATATTCCTGCTGCAGCAGCTGCGAGGTAACCATCTGCTGGCACCGCCACTACCCCATCGACTGGTGTTGTAAGCCCCCAGAGGCTCTCGATCAGCCCTATGTGGCTGGTCTCATTGTAGATAGAAACCCCGTCGAAGACCCGGATCGTATCAAAGAGCCTGTTGTTCGGCTCGTCACCTATGCGCCCATTCTGAGAGCGCTGGGCGTCCGGCCTATACATCTGAATAACCGGCATCTTTGCATAAACAGACCAGTGCTTGTTCGGATGGATCGCGATAAAGTCAGTCTGCAACCCTTCCAACACCGCGTTCGGTGCCCAAATAGCGTTGTACGCCGAGAATAAAGACGAAGCTGTCTCTCCGCCTCCATTCATTATGAGTCCATCACGACCATGCTCGGAGTGCCCGGTACTAAGCAATGAATACCCAGGGCCCCCAGAGAACGGAACAGAAGCGGTACCGATGGGCCCATAGGGAGTACCGTCGGCTTTCCATAGCTCTGTAAGCACCCCCGATCCGGAAATACCAAACGCCTGGTACTCATAATCACGCTGCACACCCGTTGTCTCCAAAGCCCCTGGGACGAAATCCACAGTCTGGCTGGAACTGTATGAGATAAGATAAGCATCTGCTCTCAAATCAAGCGCATGGATATGTCCTATTTTCCACAGGTACCCGTTATTAGCCTGGTGCGTGGATAGCATGTCATCGACGTGCGGGCCCAACCCGGTGACCTCGGAAGAGTAAGGGTGTGCGTCGGTGAGTTTATCGAAGCTTCCAACCAGCCCTTCGTACTCCAGCGTATTGCTCCCGTCCGGGTCGTTGTAAATCCTTACAATGAACGGGCCGTCAAATACATGCTTAGATCGATGGGTTGCTTGCTCGGTACCGTTGGTGTATTCGTGCCAATCGGCAAAAACGGCGAGCATCCTGTATTGATACCCATAGCCTGTAACTGTCTCCTCTGCAGTAAAATCATCCAGATAGGGGCGGAGTTTAACCACCACCAACTGATCGCTACCATCTTCTTCCCAACGGTAGTCGGCAGCAACGTAACGGACGTAATCATTCTCATCCCTCTCATCAAATACGAGCGAAAGATTCGGCGATACCGCCCCCGTGTCCAAGTCCACCAGCGCCTCGATATCCCATTCAGCTACGCCGGTTATAGCACGCCGACCAAAAAAACTTCCGGATACATCCTCCGTTCTGTATGTCGCAAGCGTGGCCGCGAGCTTCGTGCCTTGGCGATTCAGGCAGAAATACCCAGGCGCCTGCTGAGTTCCTACCGTAGCCAACCACCACGCCGGCATCGATTCCTCGTAGAGGAGGAATGATCCGCCCGGTTGCTGGAACACAACGTCGAGCGTAGCGCCGTCTGAATTGTCGAAGTCCCACGTAATAAACATGAGGTGCTTCAGCCCGTCGTCCCCGAGAACATAGCCACCTGCAATTGCAAACTGATCAACCCAAGCCTCAGAGACTTGGAACGGCTTCTGCGAAGGGCGGCGAATTACGGGCTTGGTTGTGAACTTGAGGGTGGCATCCCCCCACTGCTCCATCGTCCACTTGAGACCGGTGTTGTAGCGTGGGTTTGTAGTGGCGACCGCGACGTAGGTTTTATCCTCGCCCCACCATACGTTCATAAATGAAGTGCCACCGACCGTCGCCGTACCATAGGCGGTAGGGCCGAGTGTTAAGAGGTCTCCGGTCGGATTCCCTTCTGAATCCAACTCGGGCGTCTCGTAGGCGACCCCGGGGCCAGTGGGCGCGCTCGGAACCCCGCCTGTGTACTTGATGAAGCCTTGCTTTAGCCTTCTGTCGGAAGGATAGTTGCGAAAGTCAAACGGAATAGAAAACTGGTACCCAAGAGCTGCCCCAGCGTGGATATAGATCGTGGTGTTTCCCTTGAGTTTCTGTACCCGTATAACAGTGCCGTCGGTGATCCTATAAAGCTGATCGGCGGTTTCGGACAAAAAGCGAGCTTTCTGCTTGGCCCAGCCAACCAGTCCGCCCGCTTTTTGCGGGTCCCCGTCGATTATTATGCGCATTACAGCGTCGGCAGTGAGATAACATAGTGGTCGATTGCTTGCTCAGCGCCTGAAGTAAGCCCGGTGTCAGACAGGTTCAGTTCCTTGCCGGAGGTGCCAATCGACCCTTGGATGCGCTGTTGCGTTGTACTCGAAGCGCCATCATCCGCCGCAGTTACGTGGCGATAAAATGACGCAGTACCGCTCGCGGCATTAGTGCCTTTCCACACTTCAGCCAGAGCCTTGGTGATTGCACCTGACACCGCAGCAGTGTCGAGGTTAAGCCCGCCGCCGCCGCCGCTCACAGAGACAGTACACAGTAGCACATTAGTGCCACCACTACCGATTGCCGCATCTGCATCAGCCGGTTCAGGGCCTGAGTAGATCTTGATAAACCCGCCGTCGAGGATGCCCTTTAAACTTCCAGTATCGAGCATATCATCGCGCAGACCTGTACTTGCTTTAAAAGCCATAATGCCCTCCTTAATCAGCCGTCAGTACAACAGCGCCGGTGTTAAAGCTATAGCTGTTGCCTGCCGCCAGAGTTTTTGGCTGCGGGTTCGCCGCCGTGCCGAGCACATCAGACCAGAGCAGGTTTCCCGCCGTCGCCGCATCATAAATCCCGAAGTGGGTGATAGTGTACCCTGGGGAACCAGCGTCCACGGTCGGGAATGTAATCGAACCGTTTGAAGCCACCTGGTTACCCGCCCACGCCGCGAACGCTATAGTCTGGCGAGCGTAAGCGGCGTCGTCTGAGCCGGTACTGACTTCGTTGGCTCCGGAGTCATCATCCAGTGGGTCTCCTTTGTGCAACGACAGGTGAATCGTTGCAGGCGGCGTGAACGCCTGGTCTCGGAGCATGTGGTTGAAGAAGTTCTCTTCAAGGTAATCGCTTGCACCCGCCATATCAGTCTCCTATTACTGCGCCGGCATCGTCAGGGTGAACACATCGATCGTCTGGGGGGCGCCCACGGCGACAGAGGTGTTGCTCAGGTTCAGATCGGCGCCGGTCTTCGCCACTGCCATGTCCATACGGGCGAGCGTAGTGCTGGAAGTGCCGTCATCCAGCGGGTTGCCGGAAAGTCGTGCCCAGCCGGCGGTACCTGCGGCGAGGCCGGTACCCTGCCAGGCTTCTGCTGCAGCCTTCGAAATAACACCAGCAACCGGCGCATCGAAATTCAGCCCGTTGGTGGGGCTACCATGGCTGAACGCGCCACCAGCAACAGTGACTTCGAGTAGAAGCGTCCCAGACACTGCAGCATCGGCGTTAGCCGGCTGAGCACCGGAATAAATGCGAATCACACTGTTTGTGAACGCGGTATCGAAATCCTCGGACCCGAGCATCTTATTCCGCAGACCTGTCGAAAAGCGAACTGCCATAGCGGTTCTCCTTAGATTTTAGTTACGACTATGATTTTATCCCCTCGGTCGCCTTCCACGAGACCGAGAGATACCTGAGAACTACTATCCGGATCTAGCCGGTCGGTAGTGACTTCCTCGTAAGGCATTGCCTTCGCGAGCCCTTCCCTCGTCCAGAACCATAGCACACCCTCATCGTCTTTGACGTATGCTGCGTGCTTTGGTACCGGTGTGTGGCTAAGTTGCCTCGGGGCGCCATTTTCAGGGTATAGCCAAGTACCTTTGGACGAGCCGATTACAAGCCCCTCTGTAACCTCCCCCATGAAGTTCACAGTACCGGGAACCGGGAAATAATCACGAACGAGGTCGAAGAGCCCGAAGCGAAACAAACCTGACTCGTAGATATAAGTGGCGTCCGAAGCTGCGTCCTTGTGCGCTACGTACCAACGTGAGCCCATAAATGCGCATGGGCCGGTGTGCCCCGGCAGCCCTGTGGCGTTGATCAATGACTCATCGAGGACCTCGCCTGCGAACGGAGCCCCTGAGATGACATAGGACCCCGACGCGTCCACAGTGAGGTTCGAATACAGCACACTGCCGTTAGCGGTCGTCGAGTAGATCAGAGCCCCGTTGGCGCCAGCCGATAGAACAATATCCACCCTGATACCCTCTCCGTCCTCCAGGGTGACGAAGCTGGGGATAGATGCTGGAGTTTGCTCACCACTAACCAGCTCGACCACAGCAATAGCGTAATCCCCGGCCCGGCCAGCACCCGCCACTGCCTTTACAGACGGCGATGCGGGCCGCTGCAGCGGGTATGGAACGAAGGTATTTGATTCCCTGCGGACCATCCCGCATACAGAGCCAGATAGGCCGATACGGTTCCCCAGCTCTGACCAGAATACCTCGCTACCATCAAGGCCAGAGGCGATCAGGGCGGTAGTGAAGCCAGGGTATACCTGCAAGAGCTCTCCGGCCGCAATCACGAACAGCGCTTCCCGATCCACCGTGAAGTACGCAGCTGTGATCCCGGGAAGCGCCAACGCCTGTGTGTAGCCAGGGCGCGAAAGTACTTCCCGGTTATCCGCCAGATCGACATTACCAGCAGCAACGATATTATTCGTCCGCTGCTTTACGTTTCCAGCTAGATTACTGATCCCGGCAAGCTCAGTGTCGGAGAACGACTTGATCTGCATCAGTAGCCTCCGTACTGAACCGTTCCAGGTTCCCTGCGCTGGGCATTCGTTTCGAGGCGGTAGTCGTCAGCTTCCTGCCTGAACTGCGCCATGAACTCCTGCGCGCGAACCCTATCCACCGTCTCAACGTCATCTTTTAAATAAGCCCGGCTCGCCGCATACAGGATGGTGATGTTCCATGCCCGGTCGTCAGTATATTCGAGCGGGTTTGCCATCGCTTGTGAGAACTCTTCGAGCGGGAACCTTGCTATCTGCAGGGTGAGGTTGAAGTCTGCCGCCGGAATCGGATTAAAATGCAGCTTCCCTTTCTCGCGGTCCGCGATGATGGATCGAACTTCCCCCTCCTTAATATTTACCATCGGCATCTTGTTGGAGTTATTCCTCGCAAATTCGTGGTTGTTATCAGCGTCGAACGCCCGACGGATATCGACCACGAGGGGGCTTAGAGCGATGGAAGCCGAGCTCGCGGACACCGCGTATACCGCAACGTTCGCCGTTGACATATCCACGAGGAGCTGGGTAACCCGTGCGAACTCCTTATATGCCTGCGCGAGATAACCTTCGAGCTCATAGTCGCTCCACAGATACTCTTTCACAGTATCGTCGAGTAGGTTCCTGAGATCGCAAACAACATCAAACGGCGTCACGGCTCACCCTCCTGATTACTCTTCGGTCGTTTCGTGAGCTTGGTGCTCGACCCAGAACTTATCGCGTTCTTTGCTGTGGACGGAGAAGCCGACACGCGCTGAAAGCTTATCGACGTGCGGAGCGCCGCCGGAAGTAAAATCAGCCCGTTTGTTCTCGATCTTCATGTTATCCATGGCCGCCAGGATAAGCTCTTTGCGTTCTTCGCCCTGCGGCTCGACCGGCACGGCGTTGACCACTTCGTCCTGATCCCCGACGGGGTTGTCATCAATAGGGACGGCGCCGACTTCCAACGCCTCTCGGACGACTTCCGGGGGAACCGCTACGGGCTTGTTGACGCCTTCGAAGCGGAGCGTGTGCCCGGTGAGAGAACGGAGGGTGTACGGCCGGTTCCGGACCATCATTGTGCGCTTTACCATTGTGTTCCACCTTTGTTAAAAATAAGGGGGCACAGGCTCTCGCCCACGCCCCCTATGATTACCGCACCGAAATTACTGCGCCTTACGTTTCGGTACAACCTCGTTGGCCCGGTCGTCCATGACGTATTCGAAGATAACTTCGAACTCACCAGCAGTAGCGGCCGTGCCCACTGCAGTCCAGGTCAGCGAAAGCTGGGTCGGAGCAGCGTACTTCTTGCCAGTCGGTGTGACCGTCTTCAAGCCAGTAGACGCGATGCTGGTCGCAGTCATGTACAGGTTATCGTCGTCTTCGTCACCAAAGATCAGAGAATCCGAGGTTCCGGAGTCGAACGCTGTCAGTACATTGATCGACGTTTGAGTAATCTGAGCGCCTGCCGGGATGTTGTCGAACAGAGCCTCGACGCCGGAAGTGAGATCGGCAAAACCGACCGACACCTTACCGACCACTGGCCACTGACGAGCACCGTCGAATGTAATAGCCATGTGCTATACCTCCCTATTACTGAGCAACATCGACGGCAAAGACGCCGAAATCCTCAACGGTTCCAGTCCCTACGGACTTGAATTTCGGCTTCCGGAAACCTGCAATCTTGCCGGTGGCAATGGACTGCTGGTTGTCGTAGTCGAACCCTTTCTCGATCCACTCTGGCTCGCCGATGTCGGCGTAAGCCAGCGCCTGGGCGCCGCAGAACAGCATACGGCAGCCATCCACATCACCAGACGCGCCGAACTTGTTCGGGGCGGTGGCGCGGCGGGTATTGAACACGTGGCGGTACGAACGGATCACCAGACCGTCGATAACCGCCTCGGACATACCCTTGAACAGCTCGTTGCTGGCCGAACGCGGCATAGCGTCGCGCCAAGCTTCGTGGAAACGCTGGTCCTGCTTCAGTTTACCGAACGCAGTTGGAGTGATGAAGACCATGTACATGGCCTTACCACCCTCACCGCGCAGCGGGGTGATGAAGTTTTCTTCCATGAACGACTTGACCTCGATGAACATATTCCAGGTCGGGGTGTCCGCCGTAGTCAGATCGGCATTGGAGCCGTTGATCAGCAGGCCACCGGTGGCATCCCAGCGGGCGTAGCGGTTCGCGGTCGGCGCCGAAACGTCGCCGGCAAACTCCAGGAACGGCAGGTCAGAACCCACACGGTCCCGGCCATCGGTGTGCTTGGCATACGAAACACCGGAAAGCGTCAGGAACGCCATCTGATCGAAGCGATCAGCAAGCCAGTAGGCCAAGGTGTTCAGTGCGTTTTCACGGAAAGTGACGACAGACCGCTGCTCAGCCATACGGCCCTCATGACGAGATGCATGGCGCAGCTGGTCGATGGTGATCGTAATGTCGGACTGAGTGCCAGCTTCTTCGTTGCCTTCCAAGGTACGGTCACCTGCAACGCCGTCGCCTTCGAGATCGTGAACCAGAGTGATAATCGCCTTGTCGCCCTTCTCGGTCTTGGTCAGCTCGGTGATCCGCTGGATCATGGAGTTGTTGGAAGTACCGATGTTGGGGGCAAGGAACTGAGCGTTGCGGCTTTCGCGCCACAGATCGCGCTTCCAGACAACTTTCTCGTTATCTGTCAGATTTGCGAAGTTAGTCAGTGCCATTTTGGCATCCCCTCAGAAAATAAAGACTTTTCCGTAATTCCTGGCTTCTGCCCCAGATGGCTCCCAATATCGAGTTGGGTACCGAGAGGTTTGCCGGTTATCGAGGCCCGACTGACGTGATGCGATAAATATAGCGCGATTCTGCAACCGCGCCAAGTTATTTAAAAGAAGTCTGGCTGCGCAACGGCGCGAGTCAGCTTCATAATACCCACTTGCAGGTCAGTGCGGGCCATCGAAAGCCAGCGGCCGGGTTCCGCGCTGGGGTTTGAAGTCGGGGTCGTCCCGATCTTATCGATAAGCAGCTGGAGTTCTTTGCCTTTCTGTTTAATCTCGTTCATAAGATCAATTTCATCCTGAGTAAGCTCGCGGTACCCGCTGATCTTTCTGTGTTGGTTTTCCATCTATTCCACCTTTTTAATGAGAAATAAAATCACCGCGCATTCTGCGAAGCGTTTCCTTCGGAAGTTTCGAGAGCTCTTCGTCGGAGAGCTTATTAATATCTGGTACAACGCTTTGCAGGCCGCTTTTATCACTGTCTGCCCCAACCGCGTCATCGAGCGTCGGCGGTTGTTTCCTGGCCGCATCCACGTTCTTCTGGACATTGGTGGCGCGTTTTTGCTGTGGTTGCTTCAAATCGTCCGTTTTTTGGGGCTTCGGTCCGCGCACACGAGTAAGCTTATCGGCGTAGGTATCAATAGCGTCGTTGAACGCTTCGACTGGGGACATACCATCCTCAATATTAACCCGCTGAAGCCGGACAACACGATCCACGACTTTCTGGTCGTATTTATCCGATCCCTCGTTAAGCTCGGCGTATGTATCGAGCGCCTGGCCGACCGCGTCCTCCAGCATCATTTCCATTCGAATCTGCTGCCGGATCGCCCCTGGGTCAGAGGGTTGCTGCTGCGACTGTGGCTGCTCTGGCGCCTGCTTGGCCTGAGCCCTGTGAGCACTCAGCTCATCGCTCAGGTCGAATATTTCCAGATCGCGCTTGCTGGCGCCTTCCGCATCGCCAGCGACGAGTGCCTCGTTTTTAAGCCGCAGTGCTGCGGTCAGCCTCTCCTGCAGTAGCTCCCCCACACGGTCCTTCTGCGGCTCGGCCGGCTGAACAGGCTGCTTAGCCTCAGCCGGTTGGCTTGGCTGCTGCTGCCCGCCACGCAGGGCCTGCATCTCAAGCTCCAAGCGGTCGGCTCGGGCCTTCTGGTGATCATACCGTGCTTTTGGAATCATGAAACCGGGGGGCTCGTCGTCTTCGACGGCTTCGACGGCTTCGACGGCTTCGACGGCTTCGACGGCTTCGACGGCTTCGACGGCTTCGACGGTCTCAGCGCCTTCAATGGTCTCAGTGCCTGATACCTCCGCCGTGGTAGATTCGTCGGCAGCCTTAGCTTCCTCCTGGTTGCTATCGGCCTCCCCATCCCCTTCGGCTGCTTCCTGCCCGACAGTTTTACCGTCCTTATCCACAACGAAATAATCATCGGATTCCATACCGAACGCGTCACCGCGCTCGAACTGTTCTTGCGTAAGTTGTTTCGGCATTTCTCACCACCTTCTCGTTATGAAGCCAAACGGCTCGCGTTCGATTGTTTCTTCTTGCCTGCAGCCTGCTGCCCGGCCTGCTGCACCACCTGCTGTTCCTGAATATCAAGCTGCCGGCTACGGAGATCGAGGTCCCGCACCCGCATCAAGCGATCAAATGATTCCTTATCAACTTCACTTGGAATATCAGCATCCTCGTCGTTACCACGCTGCGCTTCGAGCATCTTGGCCTTGGCTTGGACACGCTTGAGCAGGATGTTGGCCTCTTTCTCGGCAGCATCGGCGTTTGCATTGCGGACCTCGGCCTTGGCCTTCTCAAGCTCAAGCTGCTGTAGCATCTGCTGCTCAGGGCTCGGCGGTGCTTGCATCTGATCTAGAATCTCGCGCTTATCGATCAGGTTACTGTGCTTGATGAGCACTTCATCTGGAATCGTAATGCCGAGCTGCCGCATTTCCAGCGCCTGCTGAAACTGTGTTTGTTCGAAGGTATCCCGCGCCGGCACTGTCGTGATTGCTATATCGTATTTTCCCACCGTCAGGTCGTTAGCGATTGTACCCTCCGGAGTGATCTGGTTCACGACAAGCTCTTCAGACTGAGCACTTAGCCGGTTACCAGTTATCCGAATAAGCCTCTCTTCGGTGTAATAAGCTTGGATGACATCAAGCACAGCCCGGGCGACCATATACCTCGAACGGTTCAGATTATCGAAGTATTTCGCGTTGTTATCGTGCCCTGCCTGCTGTTTGAACTGAATCGCCTTCGCCGCTACATCCGCGCGGTCGAAGCCACGAACGCTGTCACTGAAGCCTGAAATCTCCTTGAGGTATTCATCAGCCTTCCGGCTAACCAAATCGAGTCCGGTCGGGACCTGGTTCGGCTGAATCTTCGCTGTCATTGATGGGTCTTCTACTTCAAGCACAAGACCTGTCTCGGCGCCGCGCATCTCCAACTGCTCGACGGTCATGTTCTTGATGTTACCGCGCCGGGTCATCCAGCCGGAGTTTGAAGTCGTATTTACGATGTGGAGTATCTGCGATTCCGTTTTATTGAGCTGTTCCTGAACAGAGATAAGGTGTTCCACGATCCCCATGGATTCCCCATCCTGCAGAACTGGGAAATATGGAACAACGGTAAAGTGCATATAAGGGCTAACGGAATCGTGCAAGAGAACATCATCTGCTGTAACCCTCCAACGGATCACCTCGGTTTCCATCTTAACCGTTTCCACGCCGGTCAACCCCGCCACACGCTCGCGTTTGGCGCGAGACCAGTCAGACGGTACAACCGACTTATCGCCCGTCGCAAGATCAACAAAATGCCACACGCGCTCGCGAACACGGAACTGGCGCTCAATCACGCGAATACGGCGCATGCGTTTGTGCTCATCATCCGTGAAGTTGACCATGATGGGGAAACTTATACCCTGGCTGAACGAGCCAGGGTTGTAGTCATCGATGGAATCGAATGCGAAGTGCGTGTCATTGACCACGCTCTTATCTTTCAAATACGCCGCATCTTTTTTGCTGTAGATGGCGCCTATCTCGTCAGGTGTCATCCATTTGGTAACGAACACCTCTTTCCAGGTATCCGGGTCGTAGTCAGTGGCGTCAGGGTCGAGAACAACATTCCGACCGTGTAGTCGGCGGATTTTTACATCGGCCTGGAAATTATGGGAGAAGTCAGCCCGCACGTCGAAGTACGATCGGCTGCCGACGATGCCATAGGCAAACACATCGGACTCCAGCCAGTCGTACTGATTTGCTCGCATGATAGCGAGATATACCTTATCCATGACCGCCGCGAGCTGGTCATCAGATTCCCCATCAACGGGCTTGAACGCTACATCGACGCGGTTGTTAAGCTGCTGGCTGAGGGCAGTCACGACCGTGGCGAAGATCTTGTTGATCTTCAGTGCCGGGCGCTTCATGCGCATGAGCTTCGCTTCGATGATCGGGTCCCACTGATGCCCTTTCAGAAACTCGTTGCATTGCTTGTCCTTCTCTATGTAGCGGAGATGCCCATTATCTCGGGCGTACGCGTAACGCTCGAACTGCTGCTGCGTCAGCTGGTGGTTAACAGGCATCGCCATAACTCCTGGCTAGTTGGTGTCGTGTAGAGTTTAAGTTAGAACTTGTCAAGATGCACCCTGTACGGCGTTGGGGCCGAGTTCTGTCCAGAAGAGGGAGGCGGCCCCTCCGGTAAAGCCGAGGGACTCGAATGCAAACACCGCTGCCGGTTCCGTATCGAAAAGTTCATAGGCGCCAACAAATAGCACCCCATTGTGGAACGCGAGACTACTTCCAAAATCGTCACTATTATCGGGGTCGGGGGCATCACCGCTCAGAGTTTCAAGAAGGTTGAAGCTCATATCATAGACATGGACCGCCCCCCTAGCGTCTGAAATCCCAGAGGATGGTTGGTAGACCGCTACCCTATCCTCAGTACATACAACATTAGACCCAAAGAACAATCCAGTGGTAGGCGGGGGGTTTATTGTATCTACTGGGTCTCCGTTATGGTCGAATATATGAACATACCCCCCAAAACCAACGCCATCAGAACCGGTTGCGCCCGCGAATATGAACTGAGAATTTATAGCAACGGATGCTCCCATAGATCGTGTGTTTACTGTATCGGGGTTTAGGACTTTCTCGATAAGCACCCCGTCGGTGTCGTACAGGTAAAGCGCGCCTGCGTTTGTATCAACATCGTCATCCCCCGGGGCACCGACAGCGACTATTCCAGACCCAAGAGCGATCGTGACACCGTGGTAATCGGGGAGGGCTACGCCTGTGCTTGATGTTCTCCACAACTGTGTGCCGTTGTTATCAAAAGCGTAGATACGGGTGGCTCCGGACGTGCCAAGAAACCCAGACCCGACCAGTACCATGTCATCATCAGCGACAAGAAATGCACCGAAACGGTCATCACTGTTGGTTAAATCCCCTAGGGCTTGGCCTATAAAATTAAAACTGTGATCGTAGATATAAACAATACCTGCAGTAGAACCAGCATCATCGTCGCCTACAGCTCCTATGAATATCCTGGTGCTATTTATCGCGACGCCCTGCCCCCAGAAATCTGCAGGGTCGGTGCTGACAGCTTCGAATGAAGTCTGCTCGGCAAAGGGTGGGAGCCCTCCGAACTTATAAGCTTTGCCTACGTGGCTAAAGCCACCAGCGGATACACCGGGATCAGCTACAACGAGGAAGCCCTGCCCGGCCGCTATGCTTTTACCGAAATCATCAATAGCCGGAGGCGCTGGGTTCAATATCTTCGATAATAAATCAAATTCAGCCATCAGCTTGCCCCTTGCACGACATGATCCGAAAGTTTTTCCCAGAAACCGGTTGGTGGCTCTTCGCCCCCAGTATCACCTGAATACTCAACGGTTGTGAGGAACTGCAGCGACGGTTGATTAGTAAGACCCGCTACTCTGTTGGGGGAAAGCCCTGTGGCAGCTTTATAATCCTCTGAGAACTCAGTTCCTATAAGCTCCAATACATTTCCTGTCATTTTTATAGTATGCAAACCAGGCACAAAGCTAATAGCAAAGTGGGTATCTGTTAACTTCGCCAGCGAATAGCGGAACGCGTGATCTATAGCGAAGGCATCACCCACCTGCGACCAATTAGACCCGTCGAAATCATATATGGTAAGTAAATTCGAACTTAGCTCTATCACACGAGTTGCAGACATACCGAGCAGTCCGTGATGGATAGTACCCCCTATAGAAGTGCTCCCTACCTGTGACCACGAGGACCCGTTAAACTCATACATGGTCAGTAAGTCGCTAGCAGATTCTATAAAAGCAACCCGATCGTCCGTCATTCTCGTTATCGTGCCTATAGCCCCACCAGGTACTGGGCTAAATAGCGAACCCGCTGTTGCCCATGACGACCCATCCCAATCATATGCTCCGATCGTTTCCTGCGCGGAGTTGTAAACCGCCACCCGAGTAGAAGACATGGCGCACATCGCGTGGTTATTGACAGCTGGTATGGACAGCGTACTCCCTGCCTGCGCCCAATCAGTACCATCGAAGACAAACGTCTTCAGGAGGTCGTCGCCTTCACTGAGCAGTGCCACCGTGTTCTCATCCAGTGCGGCTAGCGCCACGTCGTCAGACGACCCCGCTATAAAAAGAGCGTTCCCTATTACCGACCATTCATCGGCCATCAGCTTGCCCCCTGCACGACATGATCTGAAAGTTTTTCCCAGAAACTATGATGGAAACTGAGAGGAACCCTGCAGAAGTCCAGTTTGTACCATCAAAGCTCATCGCGTGCAGCCGATTAAAAGTCTGCTGTATATACGCAACTAAATTGCTTGTGATCGCTGCTACGTCCGGGTTTACGGCTGCAATTGCATTTCCAGGGCCTATCTGGTTCCAATCATTACCGTCAAATTCATACGTCCTGAACTCATCCCAACTCCCATCTATATATGCAACCCGCGAGTCGCTTAGCGTGGATATAGCCGGCTCAAACGCAAAATCACCCGTTATTATTTCCAGAAAATCTCCAACTTGCTCCCAATTCGCCATCTTCTTATGCCCCCAAATAGCCGCCGCCGTTAGCGCCCTCAGCCAGCCGCCGGCCGAGCGCTGTTCTCCAATCGGAACCCGATACGGTCGTAACCGGTTTCGACGGCGCCGACAGTTTACCAATCATATGCGCGAGCCAAGCCTGGGAGTCCACGTCATCGTCACGGACGCCACCAGGGAACCGGAGCATCTGCTGCTGTGTGGTCTCGAACCAGGAACCGTTGGACGTAGCGTAGTGCCATCGGCCCTGCTGCATCATACCTTGTAGTGGTCTTGCCCGTGCTGCCTTGTCGTTGATCGGTGTCAGAGTATCGTCGAACGCCACGGAAATCTCGCGCTCACGTAGCTCGTCGAGCAGTATAGGCATAATCGCATGTTTCAACTGTCCGTTCTCGATACCAAGGATTTCTATATCCCAGCGCTGAATGGCGTTGCAGATAGCATCGACGATATTATACGTCGTCCATCGGCCATGTATGACTTCAGGGATTGTGACAGAACGGTCCCATTGATAAATACCGATTGCGAGGGAGGTCATGTCGTTGACCTGCTTCTCGGTGATCGCCAAGTCCACAGCCATAACCCGTATTTCATTCTCACGCGGCGAGTAAGGCACCTGCCCGCGAAAGCGGAACATATCCTTGGTGAAGTAAAGCCCTTCCTCCGGCACCGGATTCTGCTGGTATAGCGCCGACCAGTGCCGGGGCTGCATCGTGCGCTTCATGTTCATAAGTCTGGCACGGCTAAAGCGTTCTGAGTGCAATGCCTCGCCTTTACGGCGCAGGAGAGTAGTGGGAACCCGGTCCGGGAGGTTCCATATAGGAGTTTCCCGCACCTCGTGGGTGTCCTTCACCATGTACTCGTCGTGCTCAGCAATCGCCGGGTAGTTTACCAGCTCCCAGTCATCAATCTCGCTACGCAGTTCCTCCGCCTGCTTCACGAGCTCGGTGGCTTCCTTATGTTCTTTGCTCTCAGGATCAAGGCCCTGCTGCAGGTGGAGGCCCTCCGCTTCCAGTTCCGCCGCCTCTTTGAGCAATTCTTTCTGCTGCAGCAGCATACGGCCGGCGAGGTCGTCGTCAGACCATCTTGTCTGAATCACCAGCACGCCGCCGCCTGGCGCGAGACGAGTCTTGGCGGTAGAGCCCCACCAGTCCCAGGCAGTGTCGCGCACAGTTTGAGAGTCCGCGGCCTCTGCGTCCTTGACCGGGTCATCGATAATCAAGATGTGCGCGCCCTTACCGGTGATACCACCACCGATACCCGCAGGGACATACCCGCCCAGGGCTGTGGTCTCCCAACCCTCAGCATTCTGTGCTTCCGGGCTGAGCACCGTATTCGGGAACATAGCCTGGTACACCTTATCGTCACGAATACGCGAGCGAACTTTACGGCTGAACCCTAGCGGCAACGTGACAGCATAAGACGCAGCAATAATCTCGAAATGCGGATAGTGCCCCAAGGCCCAGGCAGGGAAGTGGTTAGAGGCGAGAAAAGATTTTCCGTGCCGAGGCGGCATCGTGATCATCAAACGCGGGCTTTTTCCATCAGCCACCTGCTGCAGAAACCGCTCCAGGCGCCAACAAATATCTTTATGGACCCAACCAGCCAGGTACCCGGGGTGGAATTTCTTCACATAAGCGAGCAAGCGGCGTTTTGCGAGGACTCTGGATGCATACTCACGCTCGACTTCATCCTTTGTATCAGCCGCTTGCTCTTTTTTAACTATTTCCTTGGCCTTCTTTTCAGCCATTCGTCGCAGAGTCTGCATGCGGGCTTGATATTTCGCGACTTCCTTCTCATCCGAAGTGAGCTCTGTCATTTACTCCTCCTCCTCCTCAAGAAACGCCTCCAGGGCATCAAGTGTACGGATTTTTTTCTCCTTTGGGGGGCCTTTGTGGAGCTCAGGGTCTTTGTTATGACCTCCCCTTTTCTCGTTGTATTCTTTCCGACCAAGCTCCTTCCTTATTCGAGCTTCGCGAGCCCTGGCTTCCTTGGAACGCCTCCGACTAATACGTTTTTTATTGCGCTCTCGCGCCGCCGCCTTGTTTTCTTCCGTGATTGTACAACCTTCACGGTACCTTCCCTTCTTTAGCGTCCCTCTTACCCCCATCGTCTACAACCTCCCCATCAATCCCCTCGTTTTCGTCGAGTTCGACGAAATCCACATCGAGGGCGTCGTCTTCGTCCATAATACGTAACAGCTCATCTTCAGGTAGAGCCTCCAGACGATTGCGAAAGCGTGACGCATTGTCACCCAGCTCCAGGATATGTTTTTCCGGCGCATAAAAACCGCACATCTTGTTAATTTCCGCAGCACCTCGAATCATCGCATTCGGGTCGCCGATGAGTTTCGCGAACTCTATAGCTTCGAGGATCATATTCTGCACTCTCGTGCGCGTCATGTTCGTCTCACGGCAGTTCGCTTCCTGAATACGCCTTTCTTCTGCCACAAACTCAGGGTGCTCACGGGCGACTTTCAACCATTGCGACATCGTCTCTCTGGCAACGCCCGCAAACTCGCAGGCGCGGGTGACCGGCATGCCTAATTCACGCGCCTGCAGGAAATCTATCCGCTGTGGCGTCAGCGACTTGTGGCCGGCTTTACGTTCAGGGAGTTGTGCTTCGTGGTTCCTTCCCTTTGGGCGTCCTCTGGGCCTGGCCGGCGCTTTCTTCTCACTCATCCCGATCTATCCTGAATACATGGAGGCCGAGCTCTCTCCACATCACGCATACATTCGGATCGTCCTCGAACGCGCATTCAAAACGACAATCCGCGCTATAAGCCCGGAACCACCTGCGCTTCAATTCAGGGGCCGGGGAATAATCACCGATGCGGCGCATCTCCATCTCGTGCCATGTCATTTTGTGCTTTTCCAGCCACTCGATAGTGTCCTTTGCCGCCGACTCCTGGCGCCCTGTAAATACCACCACTTTATATCCCATCATCGCGAAACCATTAACAGCCGCGATCGTGGCTTCCATAGGAGTATCGCCGAGAGTTAGGGCGTTGAACTCATCCCATTGGGAGCTCTTGGCGTAGTGCTCGCGATGGCTGTTATTGGCGACTGTACCGTCGAGATCAACGATAATAGCTTTTTGGTAATTCGATTTATAAAACACGCCAAGCCCTCCTGATCCGTTCTATCGCTTGCTGATTTTCAGTCAGACGGAGCTTAATCCGCTTCTGCTCGTCAAAAAGACGAGAGACAATAATCTTCGCCCCCTCCTTGCAGTGGCTGCAGGAGATCGCCCCGATCGTACCAGAATCCTCGCATTGATCGCAGACCATAGTGTTGCCTCAGTTTTTGATCATATCGGCAGGATAGCCATTTGTCTTGATATGTTCGAGCTCAGAGCGGGTTGCTCGGAGGCGCTCGGCGTGGTGCCGGAGGGACGCCCGGAGGGTCTCATCGCGCAGTGCCCAGCCTCTACGACACTCGCGGCAGTGTTTGGTGACGCCCATATCCTCAAGGTACCCTGTGTCGCTACAATTTTTGCACTTCATAGCTCTACTCCTCGTGCCCAGTGCCCCCACAATTATACCACGCGTGTTGAAAACGCAAATCCCATGGAATTTTTATATAAAATTTTTTGGGATCAGGGCTTGGCGGTTAGGATGGGTAGTGGATTCAGTACTTAGCAAATTCGTACTTAGCAAATCCGTACTTAGCAACAAAAAATCAATGAATTTAGGGCTATGCGCTTCGTTCAGTCCTCTGTGGGGTTCGTCTCTCGCTACCCCCCACTTCGGATTCGGTTTTCGCGCCAGCGAATAGGGACCCAGTTCTAAATACCCCCTCCCCGTACTCGCCGCTCGCTCCTCACCCCCGGTGCGCCCACCCACCCCCTCTGCCAACGTGACCATCGCCCAACGTAACCATTACTGCGATAGCCAGGCATGTAACCACCGAGCACTACCAACCCGCACTGAGTACAGGCCCTCCGTCGTACACCCTACAGTGCCACAGACACCACCACCCTACAGTGCCAACTGCGCAGCTCGAAGACGCTCGCTACAGCACCTATCCTGCCACTAGACACACCCTGCCATATGTAGCCCGCGTTAACCGTGCCACTAGACACCCAGTGCTACCCGTTACGGTTGTAGTGACTACGCTTCGCTACGTCATTGATAGCTGTGCTTAGTATGATTAATTGGAGGGTTGCATCATGGATTTATTCAAACGCTTTAAAAAGCAGCAGCCGCGCAGCGAGTCTGTGATCTATGCTCATGACGATACAGTTATTGAGCTTCCGCGCACAGAGTGGCACGTTGTTGACACTCGTCCAGAGCGTAAAGCTCGCCGTTTCACCCCCACAAAGGAGCAGCAATTATGAACCGCGCACAATGTATTCAACACCTTGCAGAAGCTGCTTCGTATAGAGTTGAAGCGCTTCAGATCCTGCGTAATAGAAAACTGTCATATGACGGCAGACATTACGAATTCGAGCTTGCTGTGCATCACGCTCGGGTTGCATTATATAATGCAATCCGACTCCACTGAATCCTGCGGAGCAGGAGATCCTGCAGGCCAAGGATGGCCTGCTCTTTACGGAGTACTTAATATGGAAACTATCGTAGCGGGATTAGTAGCATCTTGTTCGATGCTCTTCCTACTTGTTAAACTCGACCTCCGGAAATGTCTCGGTTATGACTGGGCATTTGATATCTTTATAACTGTTTTTTTGACATACCTGTTCTCTGGAACATATGCAGGCATGAGCGCCGCAATGATCGGCGGATTATTATTATCCGTCAAACTTGTGGTCCTCAAGAAAATAATCGGCGCCGAGAAAATAGACTTTAAAGCCTCTTTTGTAGCACGTCGTTTTGTTTGGATTGAGACTACTCACGGTGCGCTGCAGAGGTAGGTCTCCGTGCAGCAAACAGCACCATAGTCTCCGATCTAACACCCTTTCAAAAAGTCCCATGTGGAGGTAACCTCTTGATTATCAACGGATTAGATTTTCTTCTGGCCGTGCTTTCCCTAACGAGCGCTATCGAGATCCCTTTTATGATCTACATCATCCGCAAACTTAAGGATAATTAGCATGGACATTATACTCGCCGTTGTATTATCCATCGAATTAGCTATCGAAGCTTGGCTCTTCGCGCTGGGTGTGTTTAACCCAAGGCATCCCATCGCAGCAGCGATGTGGGTAGGCATTGAAATAAGCCTGAAGTACCCGGTACTGTATGCGCTGAAATTCGCAATTTCAGGTGCAATCATATATGGGGCTGCCCATATAAATCTAATGTGGACAGCCTTCATGTTGAGCTGCTGCTTGGCTCTGGATTTATTCTCTGTGCTCTACTTCATACTAAACCGGAAGGCCCTCAATTAATATGAAGCCCAGTCTCTTTGAGACTGGGTTTTTTGCTGTGTTCTGCGAACATTAACAAGAGGATGTAGTGATGTTCGTTAGATTGGTGTTTGTTGACTCTCAGTTCTTAAATGAACTCAACGAGTCGGAATGCCCCTCCCCAGAGGACATCTTGATGCTGCTAGAGGCAGTACAACAAGATGATCCTTCGATAACGTTAGATGATCTGTTAGCAATTGGAGTAATAAATCATGAGTACTGAAATTATCACTGAAGACCGCGTACAGGAACCTCGGAAAATGTACGTTACCAAAGACCAGTACGAGAAAATGAAATCCTTGGGCGTTCCACTCGACAACGTCGAGATCAGGGATGTCCTCGAAGACGCCCGGAAAAAGAAACTTGAGTCTTTGGAAACAAAAGCTGCCGGTTATGTCGATGACCTGATGTCCTTCTTCGAGTTATTCGATCCACTGACCTGCATGTATAAACTTCAAGGAATGGCACGCCAAGCTGTCTTCTGGCACTACCGTAGCCGACAAATGGCCGAAAGGACCCAAGCCAAGATGGACTCTGAAGGTGCTGGCGATCAGCCCATGGACACTCGACCGAGCGGCCTTGAGATCGATCCTGTAGGTGACGCTTGGGAACGTGTCAGCTCAATGTATCAACGAGCTGATGCAGAGCATGTCATTTACCTGGCCTGTATCCAAGGCCAAAATAATATCTTCCGGGCACACAAAGGCGACCCTGAACTGGCCGACCGAATGCGTTCGGCAGCTATCGACGAAGCCATTACCGAAACCGGTTACAGCCGGTTCTGCCAGAAGCAAGACCTGGAATGGCTGAACCGTCGTAAGCAGCAGGCAGCTGTAAGCTCTCAGACGTCGTCTGTGGACTTCATGACCAAATCCTGGCTCTGATACCACCCCAGGCCTTTAAGATGCTCCTGCGAGCTCTCAGGGGCCTTCTGACCCATAATCGAGGATACAACAATGATCGATGTACAAACCACCAAGACCTGTCGCAAAAAACGCACTCGGAAGGACCGGCTCACAGCCGAGCGCACCACTGCCAAAAACTCGGCGGTACGAGCAGCACGGCACGCTCGTCGTGCTGCCAACCATTTCAACCATCTCCTGAAGTGGGCTGCTGCGAACGGAGCCAGAGTGTCAGCAGCTGACACGGCCAAGGAAATCCGCATAGCTGTCCGTATGAAGCGCACAGCACTCCGCACCATTAGCTCATAACCCCATGGCCTCTGAGATGCTCCTGTGAGCTCTCAGAGGCCTTCTCGTCGTTGGAGCGGCCAGCAACAGCGTGGGGTGTATTAACGTACTACAGCACAAGTGCAGCGGTTAGTTGCTGTAAGCTATTGATATCCAACCAAAGTTGAGAAACTTCTCAACTTCTCAACTTCTCAACTCAACCCTTAACTCTTTGATCTAAAACAGGTTTCAGTGGTTAGTTGAGAAGTTGAGAAGTTTCAGAGGGTTGGTCTTCTGGGAAAGACATATTATCTTATTATTAGCTTTTACTAATATGTGCTTTTACTCTCTATATTGATATGCCTATATATTTCTATACTTCTTAACTAAATATAAAAAAGTAAGTAGATACATAGAGTTAAGGGTTGAGAAACCGGTTGAGAAGTTTGAAAAAGTTGAGAAATATTTCTCAACCACTGTGGTCAAAACTGAATGTTGATTCCATGTCATACATATGACTTGAAATCAACATTCAGTTTTGATCCCACTACCCGCCACCAACTTCTCAACCAAAATCAACAAAAGGAAAACCAAAATGAGCGATCATGATTTGGCTCAGAGCGTCCTATACCACGCCACCCTGACCCTGAAACACCGAGCCGAAGACACAGCAATGCAGCAAAAACACTTCGATATCGAGCCTACCGCGCCAATCATTCCACTGCTGGACCCGAAGAGGATAGCGCTGTACAGCTCCATGATGGGCCTCACTGCGGGATGCGAGACCATGGCTATAGCACAGGAAATCAACGCCCTGTACCGCTCCAAAGGCCACACAGAGTGGCTGGAGGGTCTAAAACACATCGCCGAGACCTACGGCCTGGACTACGAGGATGCTTACCTATGAACTCTGGAATCCCCTACCAACATCTGTTTGACACCGTCGTGGACCACTTGCTAACCCAAGCGAAGAAAAGCCTCAACGCATCCCGCCATTGTTTGTATAAAGGACCTGACGGCCTCCAGTGCGCTATCGGTGTTCTGATCGACGATAAATATTACGCGTCAGTGTTAGAAGGGGAATTAGCAAACGATCCGTCGGTGCTCAGGGCAGTGTGTTTGAGTCAGCACATAGACGTCTCTGTCCCGCAATCAGATAACCGCTTCGACCTCGTAGGGTTCCTCAAAGATCTGCAGTATACCCACGATGAATCCCACGCCTACGAATGGGAACGGGAGCTCAAAAAACACGCTGCATCATATGGACTGGAATGGAACTACAAAGGCCAACCTCAATAAAAGGTACACATCATGTCCGCAAATAACTTCCACGATTTTGCACTCCGCATCAACGCTCAATACCAACAGATGTCACGGGGCACACTATTCATCACCTGCGCCGACAAAGGCGAGGTGTGGAACCAATACCTCAAGGCTTTCCCTGAAGGCACAAACCCCATCTACCGGACCAACACTGAGCACGACTGCTCCTGCTGCCGGAACTTCATCAAGAACATCGGCCGGCTCGTATCGATTCAAAACAACAGGACTGTCAGCGTCTGGGATGCACCTGATCTGTCTTACCCCTACAACGTGGTGGCGAGTACCATGGCCTCGTTCGTAAAGGGTCATGAGATCAAATCCGTGTTCCGAACCAAGGAACGTGAGTTCGGCGACATGACCACCTACCAGCAAGGTGAATCAGGCCTCACAAACTGGAATCACCTCTGGGGGGTCATCAATACAGAACACCGCGCGATGGTACCGGCAACTCTCATGTCTCTCGCCAATTCCACAGCCGCTGTACTGAAGCGCGGGCTTGAAGAAATAAATAACAAATCACTCGAAACAATTCTTGACCTGATCGAGAACAACACCATCTACCGTGGCGCTGAGTTCAAAAACGCTGTAGTTGGATTCTTCGGACTGAAAACCAAGTACGGTGTAGCCGACAACAAACATCTCTTCCACTGGGCCCACTTCAAGACCCCCCACGCCCGGTTTCGTAATACAGCGATCGGCACACTGGCCCAAGACCTATCTGCCGGCGTTGATGTTGAGAAAGCTGTGCATAAATATGAGGCCATGGTGGCGCCTCAGAACTACAAACGACCGACCGCGCTCATAACACAAGGCATGATCGACCAGGCCACCAAGACAATCCAGGAACTCGGCTTCGAACCTGCGTTGCACCGCCGGCTGGCCACAATCCACGACATCTCTGTGAATAACGTGCTGTATGTCGATAATGATGTGCGTGGCCAGATGAAAGACGGCATCGAAGGGCTCCTCATGAAGCATGCTAAGATCGCTGCGCCGGTCATGTCGAAGGCCGTGCAAATCACCGGGGGCGACTTTCTGAAGAATGTGTTGCCCAGAGCTCACTACATAGAGCTCTTCCTGGAAAACAAGCATCTGAACAACTTCGTGAATCTCACGACCAGCCAATTCGAAGAATGCGACGCGAATCTGCTATTCAAATGGAGCAACAACTTCGCCTGGAGCTACGACGGCGACGTCACCGACAGCATCAAGGAGCGTGTGAAGCGAGCTGGCGGGTCTGTTGAAGGCGATGTATGCTGCCGGCTGTCTTGGGACTATACCGACGATCTGGACTTCCATATGCAAGAGCCATGGCACCGAGGCATGCATATCTACTTCCGCAACGTCCGTAAACTTTCACTCAACGGCGGGATGCTCGACCTTGACGCCAATGGCTGCGACGGAATGAAGGACGAACCATGCGAAAACATCTTCTATAAGGACAAGCACGGGATGCGGCCGGGTAAGTACGAACTTTCAGTCCACAATTATATCGCCCGCCACCAAGGAAAAAAACAAGGATTTGAAGTAGAAATCGAGCTCAACGGCGAAACACACCAGTTCGTTTATGATATGCGTATCAGAGGAACTGAAACAATCCAAATCGCCAGTATCGAAGTCACTGACAGCCACGAACTGATCCTCCACCCTATCCTGCCCGTTACCGGGAGATCAGCAACGAAAGAAAAATGGGGGCTCAAAACACAGCAACTAATTCCTGTCGAAGCCATCACCTGGAGCCCGAACTTCTGGAACGACGACCGTACAGGCAACCTGCACTGGTTCTTCTTCCTCGCTGATTGCAAAAACCCCAACCAAGCACGGAGCCTCTATAACGAGTTCCTCAACCCTGCCCTCGAAAAACACCGTAAAGTGTTCGAGGTGCTTGGCGCCAAGCTCCGCTGCCCCGTTGCTGACGATCAGCTGGCCGGCGTCGGCTTCTCATCAACGCGCAAAGACAAGATGACTCTGGTGGTCACTACTGAACAAACCAAACGAATATACACAGTGGAGTTTTAAAGAATGACTATCAACCTTTTCGAAGTAGCAACCCGCTACAAATTTCGTTTCCCGAGCTCCAAAGGCTACCTCTCAGTAGAACAGCTCTGGCAACTACCTCTCTCCCACCATATCATCGAGAGCCTCGATGAAGTGGCTAAGGGGATCAACGCACAGCTCAAGCGCGAAGGCGAAGAATCCTTCGTCAAGCCGACAACAAACAGCATAGCCCGGCACCGCCTCGAACAGAAACTCGAATTGGTGAAGCACATCATCACCGTTAAGCTGGACGAGGCCGACCGCGCACAGAAAGCCAAGCAGCGTGCCGGTGAACGCCACCAACTGCTGAGTATCCTGGCCGGTAAAGAAACGCAAGAACTGCAGTCGATGTCCAAGGAAGATATCCTCAAGCGGCTGGACGAGCTGGAAGAGTAATCAAACCAACAAGTTATGGGTAGCCCATCCTAAACGGTAAATAGAGAGGTACTTAAAGATGAGCACTAAAGAGAAAACGCCGGCACAAAAATATGGGCTCAGAGTCGGAGATCGAATTCAGCTCACGGGTTCACCTTACGAGTTGGAACACTTCGCGTTCGAAAAGGGTTCGGTAATTGAGCTGGCCGAAGACGACGGATCAAGAAACCCTTGGTTCCGTCCTGTTGAAGGGCAAGGTCAATTAAGAAGGGGTATAAAGAGCGCGGAAGCATTGCTTTCATTCAGCCCCGATTGTTACGACGGTCTTTTCCCAGTCAACATCGACCAATATATATGGAAGAAGGTCTAAGAGCGCCATGACTGCAGACTTAACATCCGAGCTTGATCGCCGAGCAACGCGGGGGGATACACGCCGCCTAAGCGTAAAAGAGCTTACCCAGCGTTTTGCCGACCTCGGCTACAAACTTGACCGCACAATGGACTGCCGCTGTACAGCCCGGTGGGTCTCAGGACCTGACGTAGGCGAAAGCTACCCCTGCATTACCACGGGCGTAAAAGAAACAGACACTGGTATGTCCGCGTTTCATTTCGCTTCGCGACGGGACGCGAATTTCAGAGCTATGCAGGCGCTGCGCAGTGAGATATTCGCAGTAACCCACGGCGCTATACTGGAGGTCTAACCAATGAAAACCATCGCAGACCTGAAAAGAAAAGTCGTCATCGGTACCTGGTTAGTGCTTGATAAATTCACAACAGATGGAAAGGATGCGCCACACAGGTACCTCAACGTCCCTCGTTGTGTAATAACAGCACAGACAGACCGCTTTGTTTGCACAACGACGGGCACAGCAAACGTCCCAAAACAGTCAATAAGCCACTGCGACTGGCCCAGAAAAAAAGAGTTCTCCTCAGATGCTGATGGGGAAGGGTTCGGGATTACGCGTAGTAATGTCTACCTGCATTACCGTATCGTTGGTAAAAGCAACGCGCCAACACACGGGAACACCAATGAATTATCAAAGCGCGACAAAGAAGTCATTGCGCAGGGCTTAGGTATCCTGGAACGCCACGGTAAAAAAACCGGTCGGTTTTTTACAAAACCTGACACCACAGCCACGTATGTCAAACTGAAGATTGGTGGGGACAGGAAAGAAAACTTCATGGTGATATACCTTGATAACCAGCACCGACTGATCGAATCCGTTATCCACTTCACCGGCACTATCAACGGCTCACAGGTACACCCTCGTGAGATTGTCCGTCACGCCATGCTGGTTGATGCCGCCGCTCTTATCTTGGCGCACAACCACCCGTCCGGTAATGCCGAGCCTTCTGATTCAGACCATGGCATCACTACTCAGATCGTAGACGCGATGAAAACCGTCTCCGTCCGCGTGCTTGACCACGTCATTGTCAGCACTGAACAACACGTATCTTTCGCAGAAAGAGGCCATATATGAAGTTCAGAATCCGCAGCAAAGCTTCGGGGGACTACTGGCTTAAACGAGGCCATGGTTTCACATCTCAAAGGGAAGAAGCACATATCTATTCCTGTGCAGATTGGCCAGCAATCACAGACTGCAACAAGCTATTCTCAACGTCGGGCGACGGTTACCGTGCCAGCCCCCTTATAATCCTGGAACTCCTCCCAGAAAAGGACAAATGAAATGAACGTCGACCGCATCAACCACCTGAAACGCATCCTCTATGCAGTGCAAGATTTTATGGACGCACATCCAGAACATTACGTTGAATCCGAACACATTAGCAACGTGTTCGACCTCACCTACTGGGTGCACGACAACGTCACCCACAACATCTACAATAACAGGACGGCATTTTTATCAATAGACGACTCCGGATTTGTCGTTACAGAGCCGGCCACTGAGTTTGATCAACTCATACAGTGCGGTACTACATGCTGCGCTCTCGGGTGGGCATGTCTGGACCCTCACTTTCAAGAAGAGGGTCTGTATATACGTACAGATGATGACGTACCAACATTTGAGGATAAGATAGGCTGCAAAGCAGCGGCAACGTTCTTTGATATTTCCTTCGATCAAGCCACGCGCGTGTTCATTCCGGAAAGCTATGAGCCTTTCTTCGAAGAGCTCAACCTGAAGAGACCAGAAGACATACAAC